GGAGGGGGGGATGACTCGATCGAATCCGGGGATGCCCCCTACCCCCTTAAAGAAACAGTTTCCCAAAAAAAAATTATAAAAAATTTTCCTACTTTATCCGAATCATATTCGTTACTCGTGATATAATATTCTCTTGGATATTATTGACACGGAAGTCTCATACATGAGCCCTTCGCCCGAAGTCCGAAGCCCAAAGACCGTCGTACTCAGCACTTCGGACTACGCACTTCGGACTACGCACTTCGGGGTACGCATTCAGCACTCCGCACTTCGGGCGCTGCCACGTGCCTAGAGTCACGAAGCTGCAGCAGTTGCAGCGCCAAGCGCTTCGGGCTAAGGGCTACAAGACCTGCTCCGCCTGCGGGCAGACCCATCCCCACGACCAGTTCACGAAGGACGCCCACGCTTGGGACGGTCTGTTGAGGTTGTGTCGCGGGTGTTTGAAAGAGAAGAACGAACGTTCACGCACGCCTAAGGCCTTTTATTCGGCCAGCACCCACAGCCGGGTGAATTACCTGTTGAGCAAGGCCCGCGAGCGGGCTAAGAGCAAAGGTATAGTTTTCGATTTGAGCTTTGAATGGGCCCTCCAACAGCTGGACAGCCAGGACTACTGCTGCGCGCGCTCCCACATGCCTTTTGTGTTCACCAACTCGCGTATTCTGGGGGGTGCTACCTCACCCTGGGCGCTGTCTTTTGATCGGATCGATTCTGCGAAGGGGTATACGGAGGACAACGTACAGCTTGTTTGCCTGATGTACAACTTCGCTAAGAACGCGTTTGATGACGCTGACGTCCTACTGTTTGCCAGCGCCCTCGCCGCCGCCCACATGGAGCCTATCCTAGAGCTGCATGCTGAGCTGCAAGCACCAACGAGTAGCCCGTGAATATCGTCGATAACATTGAGGTGGACTTTCGTGACATCGTCGTCCACGACGGTCTGACGGACAAGCAGAACGCCTATGTGTACTGGCGTGAGTTAGGGTTTACCCCTAGACAGGCGGCGAAGCGTGCGGGCTACGGTTGTGTGAAGACGGGAGCCCGTGACAACGAGAACAACCCGCAGATACGTGAACTGCTGGACAAGTACGTTAAGGATAATCGTCCCCGCCTGGACGTGGACCGTAACCAGGTGGTTGAGGGCATCATGGAGGCGTTGGCTGTCGCGCGTGAGCAGAGCGACCCTAAGGTGATGATTCAGGCCTGGACGGAGATCGCGCGGATCACCGGTGTGCAGGCACCGGTGGTGACTAAGGTGGAGCACGAGCACGGCGGCACTATCTCTGTGAACCACATGAAGGAGGTCAGTGACCAGCGGCTGCTGCAGATGTTGGGGAAGAAGCGGGAGCTGGACTATATCGAGGATGCTGAGTACGAGGTGGTTGAGCATGCAGAAGATGCTGAGAGCGAAGTCGGGCAATTGGAACGGGACGATTGAGCTTGCGTGTATTGTCAGTGGGAAGGGCACCTATGCCGTGGCGCAGCCCCTCGCTTTTACAAACCAGGATGAAGGGGAGGAGGTCAGGCCGTTCTTCGCTCTTGACCATGACGAGGCGCAAGTACTGATGGACGACCTGTGGCGGTGCGGTATACGCCCGACTGAGGGGGCGGGTAGCGCCGGCGCGCTGGCCGCCACACAGGCGCACCTTAAGGACCTGCAGCAGCTGATGGTGTGGGCCTACGACCCTAAGAACGGTCCGTGGGTCATGCAGCAGGGGGAGAGCGAGGATGGCTGAGGATACACCCGAGCAGCCACCCGAGCAGCCACCGCCACCCGAGGAGAAGGACAGCGCCCTTAGTCCTCAGTACACCGACAGCGGGCGGCGTATATACGACCGTTGGCCGCTGGGGCAGTACGTGTGCAACATGTGCGAGCGTGAGCTCGGCGTCAGCGACTTCAGGAGTAACAAGACGACGTGCATACTGTGTCAGGCGCAGGAGTCGTCTGACAAGCTGGCGCGCGCGGTGGCGAAGCGTAAGGCCACACGGCGCTACGCGAACAAGGTGGAGCGCGGTAAGGACCTTAACCGCCGGTCTAAGGCGGCGGCCAAGAAGAAGCGTGCGGAGGTGGCTAAGGAGCGTGCGGCGAAGGTGCGTGAGGCCGAGGCCACCGTCGCCAAGCAGGTCAAGATTATAGAGCAGATCCACGACGTTAAGCTGCGGGAGGAGGCGAACGCCAAGCAGAAAGAGCGGCTCGCCGAGGCCGAGGCGCGTAAGGAGCTGGCCAGCCGTGAGCTGGCCCGGCGTCGTCTGCTGCACTACGTTGAGCGGAACGTGCCGGGGTACGAGGCTGGGTGGGTGCACGAGGACATCTGTCGGCGCCTGGAGCGCTTTATGCACGACGTCGAGGATCGTAAGAGTCCGCGCCTTATGATATGGGTGCCGCCGAGGCACGGTAAACAGCTGCCCCATAGCACGCCAGTGCTGACACCCTCTGGGTGGCGCACTCACGGCGAGCTAGAGGTGGGTGATGAGGTGTTTGGGCCAGATGGCAGTATCCGGACTGTGGTCTCCGTATCGGCTCCTTCGGTGGCCGAGTACGAGCTTGAGTTTACCAACGGGACGCGGATCAAGGCCCACGCTAATCACGAGTGGACTGTGTACCAACGCGGGAACGGCCGGGTTCGTGGTTGGAAGACCGTCGAGACGCGTTACCTTGCAGGGCGTAGAGTTTGGAGCGGTGGTCGGGCTGTTTTCCAACTCCCCCCTGTCGACGCGCTGCAATTTCCTTCTCGCGTATATGAAATGCCTCCCTACGTCCTCGGCGCATGGCTTGGTGACGGGTCCTCAATAGCCCCACTGATAACACATGGTGCGGTAGATACGGCCGTCATTAGCGCGGTTTGCCAGTACGGCTATACGATGACGAGCCAAAACGTCCACGCAACCACCGGCGTGCGGGGATCGCGGTTCGGTAAGGTTGTGGGCAATCCGTCTCGTATGGCCACCGAGCTTCGGTCGCTGGGGGTGTGGGGGGACAAGCACATACCCGACGCCTACAAGAGGGGAGATATAACACAGCGGTTGCAGCTACTCGCCGGTTTGATCGATACCGACGGGCACGTAGAACCGGCCACCGGTCGCGTTCGTGTAATAACGGGGTCTCGGCGCCTGGCTGAGGACATTCATGAGGTGGCCACTACACTGGGTTTTGCGCCGTATATAACATCCCAGCCCCCAAAACTTAGTTCTAGCGGTATCCAGGGTACACAGACCGTATACACCATAGGTTTTCAGCCGACCCAATACATCCCTACTCGAATGCCTCAGAAGCAGGTACTGCGTTTTGCCCCTCGACGCCGCGTTGGTATTCGTGCGGTTCGTCGTTGTGAGCCGGAGGTCGGTCGGTGTATACAGATTGACGCTGCCGACGGGCTCTACCTTGTCGGCAAGACCTTGATCCCCACCCACAACAGCGAGATCGCCAGTACGCAGTTCCCAAGCTGGGTGCTGGGGCATCACCCTGACTGGGAGTTTATAGCGACCAGCTACGCTCTCGACCTGCCATTAGGCTTCAGTCGTAAGATCCGCGCCCGTGTACAGTCGCCTGAGTACAGTGTGCTGTTCCCTAAGACCGAGCTGTCCAAGGACTCGCAGAGCGCAGAGAGCTGGCGCACTACGGCAGGCGGAGGGTTCCGCGCGGCAGGTGTGGGTGGTGGTATCACCGGTATGGGCGCACACATACTGGTCATTGATGACCCGGTCAAGGACCAGGAGGAGGCCGACTCTGAGACCGTGCGTGAGAAGGTGTGGTCGTGGTTCGGCTCAACGGCCTACACCCGACTGGCACCGGGTGGTGGTGTACTTATTATTCAGTGTATGACGGGTGACACGCCCGTGCTTATGGCTGACGGTACTGAGCGACCGCTTTCAGCTGTGCGCGTCGGTGATTATGTGGCGACGTACGACGAGGGACGACTGCGGCACGCCAGAGTGTGTCAGTGGGGCTCTAATGGTGATGATTCTATCCTAAAAATCACGACGAACTCGGGTAAAATAGTACGGGCTAACGGGAGACACCCGTTCCTGGTTTCTCATAAAGGAGAGCTCGAGTGGATACAGGCGAAGGATTTACAACCGACCCAGCAAATCGTCGCCGTAAAGGACAGCGTGGTAAGTGGTCAGGGGTTGTTTGCCAAATGGAAGGTTGCGACGAGCCCGTCTCCGCTCGCGGCTATTGTAAATCGCACTATAACAAAGTTAAGTGGGCTTCGGGCAATCGCCCCCCTTCAGCTAATCCGACGTCTCGGCGCGAGGCGCACCTTAAGCACCGCTACGGTATCAACCTTGCGGAGTACAACTCCCTGCTGGACAAGCAAGGTGGTCGCTGCGCTATTTGCGGCGAACTTCCCACTTCCAGCAATACCCGTGCGCACTGGGGGAACAAGCTTTGCGTCGACCACTGCCACGGTTCTGGAGAGGTTCGCGGATTACTCTGCAACGACTGTAACCTCGCTGTTGGGTACGCTAAAACAGAAGCTACAGCGCGCGCGGTTGCAGATTACCTCCGACTTCACTCTGGACCCTATCGTAAGGATTGAGGCTGACGGAGTGGCCGAGGTCTTTGACGTCCAGATAGAGGGGACGGAGAATTTTATAGCTAACGGGCTAGTCAGCCATAATACTCGCTGGCATGACGATGACCTCAGCGGGCGTATTGAGCGCACGATGATGGAGGGCTTTAAGGAGTTCGAAGTGCTGTGCGTGGACGCCGAGCAGGCGAAGGCCGAAGCCCGTAGTGAGGAGGACGTCGCTGCTGCCGCACGTATGCACTACGAGGCCTACAAGTTTCGAGAGACTATCGACAGGTGGCATATCGTCAAGTACCCAGCCATCGCAGTGCATGATGAGTACCTTAACAAGACCAGCGGTATTATTCAGGTCAACGACGGCACAGCTCCGCACGACTTTACTTCTTCATCCTACCGACTGCTGCGTAAAAAGGGCAGGGCGCTTCACCCCGCTCGTTTCCCGCTGACGTTGCTGCAGAAGTACAAGCGCACGCTGCAGCCCCGTCACTGGTCGGCACTGTACCAACAGAACCCTGTGCCCGACGAGGGCGCGTTCTTCACTAGCGACATGTTCCGCTTCCGCCCTACACTCCCCGACTGGCGTGAGATGACCGTCATGTGTGCGTGGGACTTGGCGGTTGGTGTACGTACAACGAACGACTGGACCGTCGGTGTAGTGGGTGCGCTGGACTGGGAAGATAACCTGTGGATACTCGACATGGTCCGTGGGCGTTGGCAGACTCACGACATAGCGCGTTATATCCACGATACACATCTGCGTTACGACGCGTCGGTGACGGGTATTGAGAAAGGGCAGTTGGAGCTGGCCATTATGCCGCAGCTGCAACGTATCATGAAGGAGAAGAACCAGTACATTGCGCTGGCCGAGGGGCAGGCCGCGCTCAAGCCTATCACTGACAAAGTGATGCGTGCACGCCCACTGCAGGGGCGTATGCAGCAGGGTAAGGTGCTATTTCCGTCCGACCAGCCTTGGGTAGACTCGCTGCGTAATGAATTCTTACGTTTCCCCACCGGCACCCACGACGATATTGTTGATGCCTGCTCCTGGGTGGCGCGTATGTTTATGAATACGCAACCTCCTACTCGCCCTCGCGCTCAAAGCGAAGGGTTACCACAAGGTGTTACCAGTTGGAAAGACCGCCTGCGTGGTATAATGCAAGAGCCAAAGAACTTCATGTCACGGTGAATTGCGCATGGAAGTGCCTGTCTGTATCAACATAGACCTGCAAGTGGATGATGTTGCCCTAGCACCGTCAGTACTGGCGGAAGCGCTCCACGCCATGTCCGTCGAACTCAGCGATACGCAGAGTGTCCCCGAGGCGTTCACTTCCGTTGACGCATGGGTAGATTGGCCGTACGACAGCATGGACCCTTTATTTCGATGATCGCGTCTATTAAACAGCTATTGCACGCTTTGTACGGTTCATGGCGTTCGCTGCTGCTGTCGTTACAACAGGTGCAGCATAGAAATACGGCGATAAAGCGCGTCCAGACGTTATTCAAGCGGCGTTGACGCTGCAGACCATACCATAAAGGGTATCGATGGCTGATTACTACACCGCTGAGAAGATCGTCACTATTATCCGCTCCAAATTAGCGGATACGGTCGAACCGTATCTGCTTTCGGACGACGATCTAGTTCATTATATCGACGAGGCGCAGCGTGAATACGCGGAACGCACGCTCTGTATGCGTGACGCGACAACCTACACCGTGTCCGTTACCGCTGATGACCCGTGGATCACCGTAGACCCTCGCATTTTGCATATCCGCGAGGGTTATTTGCAGACGTCTCGCCGCACTCTCAAACCCATTACGCTGTCCCGTATGTCCGGCGAGTTGTTTTCGCCTGATTACGGACAACTACGCGTCGGTTGGCGCACTACGACCGGCACACCCGAGTATATGATCACTGATATACAAGAGGGAGCTATACGTCTTGCGCCTATCCCAGTCGCGTCGGAAACCCTCGAGTTTGTCGCTTCGCTGTATCCTGCCGATTTTACCGATGTTGATGATGCGTTGACCCTCCCCGACCGCGACCGCCGTGATTTACCGTACGGCGTACTTATGCGTGTATATGGTATGCAGGATTCTGAGTTATTCGATCCTCAAGCTGAGGCGAAGAACCGCAGTCTTTGGGAGCTCGCTATTTCGCGCGGTGTAGAGAGGCACCAGAAATTTTCACGAGGGGCGGGGAATGTCCGATTCAACAACACTGGAGTCTGGTGATGTGGAATGGTGGCGCTCGGTATTCGAGGCGATCGTCGGACCGCTGGTGGTTGCCACGCTCATTAGCACAATGGGCCTGGGGTTTGCTGCTTGGGGCCGCCTTGTTGAGCTGGAGTTTGAGCTTG